GACCGCGTAGTTCTCTCCAAAGACGAGGACCGACCTCCTGAACTTTGCACCGATGAGGCGACCTGTGAGGATGTCATCAGGCACCACCACAAGGACGAGTTCTGGTGCATCCTCCTTCAGCCCACAAGCCCTAACAGGACGACTGAGGACATAGATAGGTGCATCGAGAAAGCCACCACCAATGGGCTAGGCTGTGTCTCTACCTATCACTACAATACCAATGGTGCGGTGTATGTGGCGACTTGGGAATGGCTTGAGATTCACGACTTCCACCACACCGGACTGGCTAAGTACGAAATGCCTGAGGAGCGGTCATTAGACATCAACTACATCGAGGACTTCTGGAAGTGAGCCTCAGACTCCCACGCATAATTCCTCGCCTGGACATTAAGGGGCCGAACGTCATCAAGGGTGTGCAGTTCGAGGGACTTCGCGTTGTCGGAAAGCCTGAGGAACTTGCTAAGAAGTACAACATGAACAACCGCACCACTATTTCTGCTAAGAGAACAAGAGCCATTCAAAAGATAGCACCCATGTTAGCTGAACAAGTGGAGTTATCAAAAGCTATGGACGGTTGTTCTGCTAAAGGTTCTGCAAAAATCGGCAACAAAACTGTAACTTTTGTAGATAATGTTGTGGTTGAAGTCAGTTCTGTTGACAAAGATGGAAACGTAACCACAAAGACGAAAGAAAAAGACGGTTGGTTGGTGCAGACAAAAAATAAAAAAGGCGTTCTGTTGGTAGAAGGTATGAAAAACCTTGAAGACAAGCGCATTGGAACTTGGGTGGAATACCATGAGAATGGAAAAGTTAGTGCAAAAGTCAACTATGATTATGACATGCGCTTCATGACCTTTGACACTTTCGGAAATGGTATAGAAATGGGGAAATTGAGATGAATTACGACAGCTTTTACGACAGCGTCAAGTCTATCGGTGACTTGACGTTTGGTCATCAAAACGGAGACCATATGATTATGATGCCATTTGTGGCTGACATCAAAAAAGTCCACCTATTGGTGGAAAGAGAAGAAGTTTTTATGGAGGGGACACATCTAGAAGTAGAGGGCAAGTCCATTTTGGTCTTTGATGAACCTTTTGTTGATCTTCCGTTTACAAAGAACTTAAAAACCTTGTTTGGTGCTTTATTGGTGCAAACCAGCCCCACCACTGGGAGATTGAGCATATCAAAAATAGGGTGTCCAGTTTTAGACACACCACCAGATGCTAAGGAGCACATATTAAACTTTCTCGAAGAGGCGAAACAAGAATTGGAGAAGCGAACAATCGACCTCATCATAAAAACCAGTGGACATATGGATGTGTCTTTCACAGACACTATGACGTACCTAAACGACGGAATAACTTATTTTGGCAAAATATTTTTGGTGAAGGAGGTTATGAAGACGCTGGAACTATCAAGATCACTTCTGGTGGACAACATGTGCAACAAGGCTGATCTGGAATCGTTTTTCAACAGATTTATAGAAGCTGTTGAAGTATATTACACAGCATTATCAACGGCCAATTTGGCACAAATAAACAAAAATGGTAGTTAATTACAACGGATTGAAAGAACTTCAGAACAAATTGCGTTCTGCGGTTAATGTTAAAAGCACTAGTGTCGCATTAGTTGTCAGAAAAAACCTCATGGCTGTTGAGGAGAAACTCAACAACATCAGCATGGAAATTGAAGAAAAACAGCTTGTTTTGCTGGAAAAGCATGCTGCTGAAAGAAGCGAAATTGATGTGGTCAATGAGAAGATGGACGCTTTGCATAATGCCCTAAGAGACAAGTCAGGACAGGTCAATGAGGAGACGTTCAACAACAGCATGGAGGCAATTTTGGCCGCTCACCCATCTGTTAGACCATTCTTCGACGAGAATAAAGAATTGATCGATGGAATCTTGAACTCTGAGATGATCTTGGACGACATGGACAAATTCACGGTGGGGTCTTTGCCAGACAACTTGAGTGTAAACGACCTTTTTGTTTTAGGATTCCTGATAGAAGACCTAGACTAAAAGACAGTAAAGATAACTTGGTTGGGGTGGCTGAAATGTCACCCCAATCTGTATAAAGACATGTCATTGTGTCAGTTTGTCATGTCAGTTTGTCATGCCCAACTAGTTTCTGATGCTCTAGGAAAATTTGGCACGGTCTTTGAAAATTGTTTATGAATAATTAAAAGAAACATGGAAACATTTAAAGTCGACGATTACAACAAAGCCTTTTTCGAAGAGATGAAGCATTTGGGCTGTTCTCTTGATGTCGAAGGTAGAGAATTTGCCATCCCAGATAATAAGAAACCAAATTTCTCAGAGGTGAAAAACTTCTATTTTGGTGAAGCTAAAAACTTGACACCGTTTCAGAAAAAGTTTAAAACTTATCTTGAAAGCAACTTACCTTATGACATAATCATCAAAAAGACAGACAAAGGTATGTTCTTGGTTGATGAGAACGACTTGATCGACAAAAAAGACTTGATCAGTCTGTTGGGTAAAATAGGCGCAAAAGTAACTAGAACTATGAATAAAAAAAGACACCTTTTAAACACAGAAGGGTGCGTAGGTAAACTAAAATAATAAACTAAAAAATAACAAACATGAAAACACAAACACAAAACATCGCATTGAAAGCTGGGCAAGTATTCCAAACAGCATCTGACAACACTTTTTTAAAAGTTATTAAGAAACATGGCACTGGTTTTATCGTGCTGGTTATCGACAACGACAACGAAGTCGAATATGAAGTTTTCGCCATGAAGAAAGACATCATCGAATTTGGAGAAGTTGACCCGAAATCTTTGGACAAATCCAAAGTGCGAACAAAGATAAACAAAACAGAAATCCTCATTTTGTCTCAGATCAGAAAGATGGAGAAAAAATCTGACGACGGGCAAATCGAGTCTAGTGGAATAGCTGTTGATGGATTGAACAAGTTTCAGGTTGCTGGACACATTTCCATTTTGGATAAAAAAGGTTTAATTTCTTTGGACAAAAAATCCAGTAAAAAGAAAATGATCAGCGAATCGGCTTTCTCAAAGTCCATCTTTGATAGAGTTTAAAGACGACAAATCCTCAAAAGTCCAGCCGTTCTTGCGAATTGCTGGACTTTTCATATAAATACATATTGTAAAAGAAAGAGGATGTCCCAGCAATATCTACAAAAGAAAGACATACAAGGCCAAAACTTGTTGAACAAGGCCAAAACTTACATGTCTGACAAATTTGGTCAAATCGCCCAAATGTTCAGTTATTCGACTGGTTATGGCCAAATACAGCTGAACATATCGAATCATTCAAAACTAGTTTTCTACTACATAAAGGATTCTATTAATGAGATGTCTTTTAAAACGGCTAGAAGAAAGGATTCTATTTATGGGATGGCTCAATTGAACGGCCATAACGCTCATAGAGGATTTGGAGCAACTGGGACAATAACCGTTTCTTTGAAGTCAGATGGCCTATTAAACCAAGGTGTTTCTGGGGGTCTGATATACGTTCCCAATTTTACCAGACTCAGGTGCGCAGACAACGGCCTTTTGTATTACTTAAATCTGGGGCAAGAATATATTGAGATCACTGGAAACACAGCCCATTCGTTCACGGCAAACATACTACAAGGTGTTGTTAGAAGTGATACCTTTACTGGTGACGGGACTGATAATCAAACTTATTCCGTTACCTTCAACAACCTCATGGTTGACATGAACCACATCAAAGTTGAGGTAAACGGAAATCCATGCAAGGTCGTGTCTACCTTCTCTGAATTTGAGTATGGAAAGTTGTGTTGTATAGTTAGGACTGGTTTAACGGCTGGAATAGACCTTATCTTTGGTAAAAAGATATATTCAACCATACCAGAGGGCGGTGAGGAAATCAGGGTTTATTATCCAGTGATAGCTGGAAAACTTGGTAACGTCAAAGCACCAATATTCTCGTTCATAGACCCGTTCTACAACCAGAATGGTAACGCCATAGATGTCAATAAAACATATGACATAAAGGTCATAGAAAATCCAGACTTTGGTGCAGAAGCGGAGGACATAGAATTGACCAAGTTGATAGCACCAAACGTTAACAAGAACAGCATAATTTTTGATAAAAAAAGCTTAAAGTACACTATAGACAGAATGAACTTGTTTGGTAGTGTCAAAATTTTTAACGACACCCAAGCAAACGTTTTGGACACTTACATCTACCCAAGATTGGAGGATATGGTTGGGGTCGGCCAAGACTACTTCAACATGAACAGGAATGACATCGTGTTGTCTGATGTGACGAAAACGAGGTTGCTTGGGCTTATAAACTCACAGAGATCACAAAACATTGATGTTGTGATAAAAGACCCAGTGGTAAAAAGTTACTCGATGGTGGTAAAGGCTGATGTCTATAAGACTTCTGGGTCTGATCTCACGAAGATGAAAGAAGATATCAGGACTGTCATCTCCAACAGCATGCTGAAAATGAGGAGAACCAACAAGATACCAAAATCTGACATCGTGAAATTGGTGGATGACATGAACATCGTCGACTCAGTTGACGTCGAGTTTATTGTTGAAGATCAAAGCATGTTGGATTCCATAGGAAACATAATCGTCAAAAATAAAGAGATAGCTTTACCATCAAACAACTTTATAGATGGTAATGGCAACCAAGTGTTAAAGGCCATAGTTATTGACCTAACATATTCTGAGTAATGGAACTCCCTAGTGAGACACTAGCAAAAATCAAGAAGCACAGGTCTGATTCGTCCTTGAGGAACAGGAATCAGAAGTGGTTCAACGATTTCTATTTTGAGAGAGGAGTCCCGAAAAGTGCTTACATAGAAAACAACAGGAGGGAATTTGACTTCGTTGTTGGCCACATATACACCTTCTACTATTTCAATCCAAAATGGAAAGATGAACTTGAGTACTATAATGCAGTGCCTGTTGGGGTATTTATAGGATGGCACAAGTGTGGAAACCCGATGTTTCTAGGGCTACAGTTTATACCCCCAAAACAAAGAGCATTGGTACTGGACATGATAGTTAAATTCAACCAAAACAGGATTGAGGCCTCCAATAAGGTCATATTAAAGACTGGTGTTTCCTCTAGGATGTTGAGAACTTCTTACACTGATCTTAAAACCTATCTTAAAAAAAGCGGGTTTGAATACGCCATCAGAAGCTACATAATAACCAGAATAAAGATGAAGCCTTTGATAATAACCTTTTTAGACTGGTATAGACTACTTACCTTTTCTGGCCAGTTTATGAAAAAGAAAAACATCGCTTACATCTATTATGATTATAAGAAAAATCTGGACGCTTCATATAGAATCGGAAGGAAAGAACCAAAACTAAAAGATACATAAAACATGTTGAGCAATTCATTAGTAAAAGACTTCCAGATACGGCTTGGAAATTCCTTCATCTTAAAAGATGTTGAGGAAGAGTTCAAAGACTACTTTGATGTTGAGAATGGTTCATATTCAAAGATGATAGACTTTTTGAACAACACCATTATAGGAGCAACCGTCTTGGGTTTAGAAGCCCTATCTACTCAGGAACAACTATCGGGTAGAGGTACTAAAGTCAGAACTCACAATAGTTCTTTGCCATTGAGCAGAAAGAGAAGTAGAACCATAACTTTGACGTTCTCAAGCAAGAAGACATTTTTAAACTATATGATCTTGTATAGGAACATGGAGTCGTTTAATGATGGCGATAATGAGAACGCCAGAGATGGAGGTGCTTTCTATGACAACATATTTTTGGACATGTTGGATTCGGCTGGTAACATCGTTTATTCTTTTGTTTACCGTGAAATCCAGATAAACAAAATATCAGAAATAGGTTTGTCAAAAAACGACAGGTCGATTTCAGTGAATGAATTTTCTCTGGATATAACCTACAACCAACTCACATTCTCTTCACACTTGAACAAAAATAGGTCTGATCTCAACGACTCTTACAAACACAACTTTGAGAAATGATAGAAATAAAAGCGGATAGCATAAATGACCAAGACTACTCTCAAACAGACCTTGAGACATCTGACCCGATCGAAATCTACGCAGACCAGATAAAAATGGCTTTGGAGTCGGAACTTGGTTCTATCATGGGTGCTGACATAACCATGGATTTAGAGACATATGTCTTTGAGATGGATTTGGATCAATTGGAGTTGCAGACGAAAATACGGGACATAGTCTCCAATTTTTGTTCTTTTTATCCAATGTTCTCGACAGATATTAGTGTCATATTCACCAAAGGAGAAACAAGAGATATATGTCTCGTTTCCATACTCATAGACAATGTCAAGAAGATCAACGTGGTCATATCCTAGCTATCCTTTCAGCTTGCTTGCCAGCTAGGTCTTGAGCCATATAAAAAGATAAGTCTTCTCCAAGGTACAAATCTGAGTCGTCTGATATTAGAGCGATCTCGGCCTTGTGTAAAACATAGTAATTCCTGTTTTTTTTCTTGAAGGGGAAAGCACCAGCCATGTCACCAAAATGAACCATGTCACCTTTTTTTATTCCAGCTTCCTCCGCTTCCGCAGACAGAGCCTTGACAACTCCTCTATTTCTATATCTGGAATCGTTTACTTCGTTTATTATACCAACATCCGTTGTGTCGATCAAGATCAAGACGAGGTTCTCCATCATGATCACTTTTTCTGTGTCTATTACAAATTGCATATGTCAAGTTTACTACTGCTTAAAAACGCATCCAGACCATCTGTGGTGCGCATGCCTTTCTTGAAAAGATCGTTTATGTCTGTGCAAGAAGAATAAAAAGGGTTGAGTTTCTTAAATTTCGTCCATAGGAACACTCGTCTACCTTCTTTGAGGAGTTCGCTACCAATTTTGCGACCAGCCGTGTCATCATCTAGATAGTAATGGGCATCATCTATCTTTATTATAGACCCAGTCCCCCAAGACGCCAAAGAGTTTGGAAAATGATGAGAGTTCACAGAAGACTCAAAAATGTTTAGGTTGTTCCTAAGATCAACCCTGAGGATGTTGTACAACATGGAAATCCTTTTCACTTTATCTGCACCCTCTGGAACTTCTTGCTTCAATATTCTTTCGTAAATATCTTGGTAGCTAAAACTCAAAAATCTGGGTTTCGACTTGTCCTCCAATTTATACTTTCTTATCTGTAGACCTAAGACTTTTTCCGTTGTGGTCATATTAAAGAAGATAAGGTCTTTGTTCCTTGGATTTCCAGCAAGCCTAGTGTCGTAGATGTCTAGTTTTCTACTCTGAACATACTGCTTTATTTCTTGGTCTGCGAACACCTCCACCAGTCCCATTTTTTTCATCAGGACATCCCTTGGTACTAGTTTGTCTTTTATGTCATAAACATCGAAGATACTCATGGCCACATTGGATGATCTGTTTTGGCTAACAAATCCCTCAAGTGTGAACTCTTTGATGTAAACCGCAAGTTCTGAATCAAATTCCTCGAAGAAAGATTTAAGAGGCATCCATGGTTTGGGACACCCACCGTTCCAGCACTTGTATGTACTTGTGTTTAAGTAGATTATACCGCGTTTTTTTGAGGCTGTCCTTTCACTGTCCCCACAAAACGGGCATGCTATCCTTATCCTCTCACCACCATATTCTGGTTCTGGTTTCCTTTTTTCTGGGTGGTCGTGAACTTTTGTTAAGATCACTCTGAGTTCGTCCAAAATATTTTGTGAGTTTATCTCCTTTGAACTTTCCTCTTTAAAAAATAAATCAAATCCTATATCTTCCATACTTGTCCCATTTATACAAATTGGGTCGGTTAAAAAACCGACCCAACACAATGATGTTACTTGTTTTAAACTTCTTCACTAGTCAAACCAGTGGAGTCAGCCAAACCAGCTGGAAGATCATCACTAGTTCCGCTTTCAGCAGTTTCTGTCTTGGTTGTCTCAGGTAGGATGGTTTGTGGAGCGTCGCTGCTCAACAAATGCTCTTCACTGATTTCCATAGACGGTGCTTTTTCAGCAGACCCAGTGTTGATGTGGTTTCCATGAGTGTATGGACGACCATAAGTTTTTCGGAAAATTTCGCTGAAAATGTTGTCGTCACCAATGGTGATTCTAACAGATTCGATGATTCGATCTTCCAAGTCTTTGTCCCAAGGTTTAGGCAAGTAGTCTTCCAAAGCTGGCGAGTTCTCGATACAGTATTGGTAAATTTTCTTAGCATAAGCCTCTGATACAGCCACCTCTTCTTTCGTAGATTCTGGAACTACCATGACACTTTGATCTGGAACGAATTTCGACTTACTATAAGATGTCTGTTTTCTCATCTTTTTAGTAACTTTGTCCTCGAACTCTTCTTCTTCAACGTTGATGATGAAGTTCAATCCTGTGAATGGGTGAGAATAATTCACACCTTTTTGATTTGTGGCTTCGTCATCTTTAACGATGTCCTCGATTTTCTCGTTAATTTGGTTGGCGAAACGGAAGACCTTGATCTTACCTTCCAATTCTGGTTGTTGGATGTCTTTCACAATCTGTAAAAGGGTGAACCAATAACGCTTGCGGCTAAAATGTGCTTTAGCCAACGCCTCCAAACTGGGAACTTTAGTGTTCTTCAAATAAAAGAACGCATTGGTGATGATGTTGTCACGTTGACCCCAGTTCGACGTACAATCCACGGCAATGACCGAAGACTGGTTGTTCGGGTTCGGGATGAAATACATGAATTTCGAGAAGACATTCAATGTTTTCTCCTTCGTGTTTCTAGGATTTTTGATGAAGCGAACAACAGACCTGTACGCACCATTAACAACGTTCTCGTTTTTCAACGAAGTAACATAGACGTTGTCATCACCACCTTTGACATCAATGTCGTCTGCCACAGACTCAGAAATGTCCTCAGAAAACATACTGGCTAAACCAAATTCCTCAGCAACTGCATTCACTACTCCTTCTTTCGATTCCTCGATTTTTTCTTTTTCCGACATGATAAAAAATATTAAATAAAACTTAAACTAGAAAAACGGGTGCTTTTTGTATTTGTTGCACGTTTACCCGCAAAAAACGTGGTATCTTTTGCCTCCACTCATGAAGGATGATTTTCTTCTTTTCCCATGCATGTGGGACAGCATTCTTTCGTGATTTATACACAACCCACCTATTCTGTTATAAATCTTAGGGTTAGAACCCAGCATTTCTCCAAGTTCGTTAAAATGGGAACACGCATCAAAAATGAATCGTTCATTCAGTGTAAAATCGGAGTCCAAACTTGCCACCAGAACCAAGTCCATGTAGTTCTTCACTATCTCCATATCCAACAAAATGTTGTTGAAATCGATAGCATCACAAAACTTAAGTCTAAGTTGCTCGATGGACATGGATAAATCCCGTGTTATGACGTTAAAACGTTTGTTTCCTTTTTGATCTTCACCCACAACGAAAACAAACCTTTCCACTTTCGACTTATCACCTTTAACAAAAGACATGGTGAGGAAATAATTGAAAGACTTCCAAGACACACCTTTTTGTAGGAACGTTCTGTGTGCCACGTACAACACATACAATGATGCTTCATCCAATTCGTGCGCGTTTCTATAGTTGTTGGCCACAAAGTCATATTCGACTGGGTTTATTTCTCTATAATCATGCTCAGACAGTTGTGACAAGCATAAAATTTGACAGTCTATCACCATAATTCTGCATCTACGACATAAAGTTCATATGTCAGTTTGTAATTTGGGTCTACTTTCTTTATGATATTATTTATGGGAGACAACACCATCTTTTCAAATTGTTTTTTCTTGTCGACTGCTGGGGCTTTTGCTGGGACTCCAGTCATCACAGGGTAGGCAAACACGTCGTCTGTCTTATCTTCTCCCTGTGTAAGGTACACACCGACTTTTTGACCGTTTGATATCAGTGGATACTTTTTCATGGTATCGTCTGTTTTGATCAAATGATTGTGTATACCAGCCGCCCTGTGAGATTGTGGCGCACCAGAGATAAACATCAGCGGGTTGTCTGATATTATGGACTTCGTAAAACCATTAACTCTGACTATCTCTGAAATGTTGTCTATGCTGGCGTTCGCAAATTCCTCCCTTACCAGCTTGGCCTCCTTGGTTACAGAGAACATATCCAGTTTCCCTTCTTGAGCCATTATGTTCTTGATTATCTGCGCCAACTTGTCTCTAACAAATTTCGGGAAGGATGGTTTTGCCACCTCGATGCCTTTATAAGACAATTTCTCGTTGGGTTTGTATAGTTTACCATCAGACCAAATGGGGTTCTTGATGTAACGTTTCTTTTTGACGAACAAGACTTTATAATTGATCTCCTCAAGTCCAAGCTTGAAGCTATCAACCCCGTCTGGTCTTGTCTCAAACGCCCCACATGCTCTACAGTATTCTCTGAATTTCTCCTTAAAGAATCCTTTTAAGAAGTGTTTGTCGATCTCCAGAAGTATGTCCCTAGTTTTCTCGTAATCTTTCAAGTGAGGCCAATCGGTTGTTTGCAGCACCGTCTCCATGTTCATCATGATGGAGTCTGTATCGGCATAGATGACAACGTCCTTGTCTGTGTTCTTATGAACTTTTATCCCTAGGGCTTCATGCACATCGGTCTTATCTTTCCACTCGTTTCTGAAGAAGTTATTCACTATGTCTATTGTATACTGCAGCAAATCCCTACTTTGGGCTGTAACGGTTGAAGCAACCGCTATGTTGTACAACGGGAAGTATCTGTATCCAAGAACACCGTAAATCGAGTTCATGATGATTTTCATGGCCTGTGACTCGTTGGCATATTTTTTTGACAGTTTTCCAAGTCTCTCTAACTCCAAATAAAGTTCTTGATCAGACACGGTTTGTCCATCCTCAAATTTAGAGTACTCAAATTTGCCAGATATCTTGCCGCCTTCGGTTTTTTCCAAGATTTGTATTTCAACATCAACAGCTTTGGCTTTTTCTTTACACTGGACTCGACCATTGAACAAATCAAAGACCATTGTTCTTAATGAACTGTCACCATTCTCTTTCGTGTAGATGTAGCCGTTCGGTGCTAGGATGTGTCTTTTGAGGTCAAGGTCATAGATTTTCCCGTCTTCTTGTGAAATGTAAGACTTCTTATTGTGGGACAACCCCAACAAAGTGTCAATGCCCAGATTGAGTGCCATCATACCAGACGGGAACTTACTGGTAAAGTCATATATCATCACATAGTTGGAGATTCCAGCCACTGGGTCTTTTACCAATCCTCCTTCATATGTCCCGCCATCGTCGGATTCATACATGTTGATGAAAACTTGGTTGTTCTTGTGATAGAACGACTGGAATTTTCTTTCACACATCATCCCAGCAAACAGTGCGTCGTGGATGGGAACTTCTACCACCGAAGACAAAGTCGGAACTATGTCGAATATTTCTGTAGCCCTGTCTATGAGTTGGACTAGGATGCTGTCTATGGCGTTATATAGACAAAATTTTACGAAGTTCTTGTTGTACAATTCTTGTAGGGTCATGTCATAAGATACCTTCTTTACACCTTCTAGAACCTCCTCTGAAACAGCATCCAAGGAATATTTTGATCTCTTTGGATAGTCAAACTGTTCCATTATGGCCATATAGTCAAGGACTGGAACGTGATATGGCACTGGTACACTGATCTTAACGTCTTTGGCAAACTTGTCGACGATTCTTATGTTGAATATGCTACCAGTTGGGGAACATGTCTTAAAGGCGTCATAATTAAGGTCTCTTTTTTCTTTGCCAGCCAAATCTATGCCTTTCACAGTGATACTCCTATTGGCCAAGTACAACATATCAAACTTTAAGGAGTTCCAGCCCAACAAACAATCAACCTCGTTGTTGATATGCCTGAATATGGCCAGCAACATTTGCTCTTCGTTGTCGTATTTTATGTACCTTACTTTGTAGGGTTTCGTGACCAGAGACTTGTTCTTTAGCGTCGACAAATGTTTTGCTATACCCTCTTGTATCTCCACTATGTCATACTGGGTCAATTCTTTTAGCCCCATGATCAAGACGTCCTCGTCTGTCACAAAGACATTGGTCAATACTCCATGTTTCGGGTTGTCTGCATTTGGGAAAGAGTTTTCGTCGGACTCTGTCTCGATATCGAAAAATGTCTTTCTTGGTTGATGGGGGTAATAAATTTTTTCCTTTATATTCTCTGGAAGCTTGTTGAACATTTCATATACTCTGAACTTTGACAGATTTCTGAACCTCTTGAGAGGCACTTTCCTGACGTGTTTACCATACGCAGACTTCATGTTGGGGTCTGCTAGGCTGGGTGAGGAGGTCTCCTCCCATTCATACAACTCCGAGGTGGGAACTTTGAAGGAAATCATCTGCTTCTCTCCTTCTTCATTATAGTATGATACGAGTATTCTTTCTACAGTCCCTAGAGACCTGTTCATTACTTGTTCAACGTGAATCATTGCTTTATTTTGATCATAAACCGATCACATGGCATGACGTTGCTTATTAGATGTCATCAAGTTCGTCGCCCAGAGGGTCTGATTTTTCCTCTCCCCTGTTTAACTCTTGTTTCATTATCTCCATCTCATTCCACTCCTCATCCGACATGAACTTGAATTTTCTTGTCAACAAGTATTTCATAGGGAATATTGGGTTTCCTTCTCCATCTTCCAGTCTTGCCATCTCCCCGATTTCTGACAACATTTTGGTTTGTTTCTCAGAACTTCTAGCTTGGTAGTAGTAATCCATTGACTCCCAGTTGTACCTGATCTTTTTAGACAAGGAGTCATCCAACGTTGTTTTCGGGTCTGCTATGTTCACCAATAACATGGTTGGTTTCTTTATGGCGTGACCGAATTGGTGTAGAGTTCTGTCTAGGTAAGCATAGAAAGCAACCTCAGTGAAAGGAACACCTTCAGCTTTGTAAATCGAAAGACCACCTTTTTCACCTTCTTTGTCGAATCTAGAATATGGCAATTTTGTCGTATCCATGAACCTGTTTCTGAAGTAGTTCACCTCTTTCATCTCTGACATGTCATATCCATTCCAGTTGACCGTACCAACTTCTGGTTTATTTCCTCCCCTGTCACCAAGCACTATGTGTTTCATGGTGTTATATGAACCTTCACCGTTGATCTTCACGTTACCATCATGATCGACAGAGAAATTGTCCATATACTTGTTTCTCATCTTGGATATAGCTTCTTTCGCTTTAGATGCCACTTTCGTTGTAATAGGTATCGTTGTTACCTGTCTAAACATGGCATTCATGATAGTCCATGACACAACCGTTGACTCCATTCTGTTCAACAAGTTCCAGTTTCTCATCAACTTGTGGGCATAAGAAACCTTTCTTACGGTGTTCACAACACTACCATACCTATTGATCGGCAAGTGGTTTCCAGAAATATCGTTGTAGTCCACGATACAGATTTCATTATCCGAGTAGATTCTGTCTCTGTATGTGTAGTATGGTTTTCCTGTTTCTTTTACGGTCGTTTTTCTAACCTCCAAGAAATTGACCACCTTGATCTTTTTTATGTCGGTCACTATCAGTTCCTCTCCCGTCTCTTCGTTTTTCTTAAACGTGTCTCTGTTTGATTGTTCTGTTATCTGTTCCAACAGTCGTTTTGTGGCTATTTTTTTGATGTTCAGTTTTTCTACCAGTCTTTCCTGTTTCTTCTTATCCGCAACCGACTCTGTTAATTTTTCTTTGTTCTCATCCAGCCTGACATTTATCAAGTTCAGTTCTCGTTTAAGTTTTGTGACCTTCTCTTTTAGTTCTTTTCTGGATTTAAACTCAAACTCATACAACCAAGCCACTTTTCCAAAACATGACCACTCGTAGAACCTTTTCCAAGCCTCTCTATGGTCATCAAACCCAAGGAGACTCATAACCTTGTCGTGAGAATCCTGTATTTGTTTCATAAGGAACGTGTCAGCGTTATTGTCAACTTCTAGAGACACGAACCTACCACTACCATCTGGGACGATGGCGCAATCGCACATTTTTTCTATGGCGTCTTTTAGTTCAGAATAGAGTTCTACTGCGGTGTATATCCTACTATATTGTTCTTCTTGGGTAATGGCATCGTCTCTGAGAGCCAATATGTCCATATAATCCATTTCTGCATATATGTCATCAGAATCAACATTTTTGTCGTTTACTCTATCGGCAGATTTCGCCTTAGAAGGTAATTGATTCTTGTTGATCAATCTGGATGTCGAAACCCTGTTATAATAGTTGTACATTAATAGACTGTTTGTTTTAATATTTATTAACCCAGTCTGGAAAGCACTGTTTCATCAATTGGTGTCTTTCATCAGCAACTGGAATTAAGAACAAAGGTTTGGATATATAGATTATGGTAAAATTATACAAAGGTACTGTTGTGTCAGTAGCAGATGACACCAAGTCTGGAATCATAAAAGCCAGAGTGAACGGTCTCTACAATTCTGAGAAGATCGGGAACATACCAGATGATGTTTTGCCGAGCCTTCATCCCATTTATAGCCAGAACCTAAACAGTTTTGATACTCCAAAAGTCGGTGAAGAGGTGGTCGTCATCCTTGATAGAGACGATAAGCACTCTGGGTTTTGGATTGGGAAATATAGCCTATCCAAAGGGTTTTTGGATAAACTTTCAACGGATTATGAGGGATTCAAGTCTATAAGGTTTGATGAGGAGGAGAGGCTCAAAGTTTACTATAGCAGAAAAGACGGTTTGATGTTAGAACTGGACAAAGCCACTATAAACATAAAGGACAATGAGATCAGACTCTTGACACCAGATAGAAAACTTCACATAAAAGATGGGATGATATCTTTGGGGCAAGAGAACAAATCCAATGAACCTTCCGTTCTTGGTGACAAAAATGTCGACACCTTCAAAGAGATTTGTGACGAACTGACAGACATTGTTGACAAGTTGATAATTTTCACAACGACCCAGAGTGCTGTGACAAAAAGTCTTGGATATTTGGGTGGGTTGACCGCTGGATATGACACGCTGCTGCAGTCGCTTCCAGCTTTGAGGTTGAAAATAGAGAAAACAAAAAATGTCACAACTCCAAAAACACTCAGCAAAAAAACAAGCTTAGATTGATATGCCAAGAACTAAAGAACAGGTTCTAACTGATGTCAAGAGAGATGTCAATAGAATAATGAAAAAAGCGTTTATATCAGCAATGACTACCGAATTTTTGTTGGGAGATGGAAGTCAGACACCAGAAGAATATGCTGCACAGCACATAGAAAGGATGTCTACTGTTTTCGCCAAAGAAAGTGAAGATGTCGTGGACGTTATCTACAATAACATAAATGATTATCAAAGTGGTCAGGGTGTAGATGGGGTGATCTAAAACCACCCCAATTTTCCTACAAATCAAGTTCTTGTACTGGAGTCTTGAAGTTTGCTTCGGTGTACAAAAGAGACTTCAAAATTTTTCCGTTTTGATCGCCGTCTTCAACCTTCAACACCACAAACCCACCATTCTGACACGGTTGATACTTGCAGTCAGTAAGCTGTCTTTTATATTTCGCCACCGTATCTCTAGCTTCGGTTTCGGTCGCGCAGAACTTAGACATGTTGCTGGTTTGCACTTCTTTCCAGTCCTTTGAAATTTGGCCAGCGAATCCTCTTGTTAGGCTGTACCCAGCCAAAACATAGATGGAATCAACAAATGCGTCCCTTTCAAGTTCAAGATTTTCCTCCGCGCAAGCATCTGCAAGTTCTTTCGCTTCTTCGAAGATAAGACTGGTTCTCAACTGTTTAACACCATCAGACATTATCTGTGGGGTTTTCGCCACCGTGTGACCGCCCTTGATATTGAAGTCACACACATCAGAAACCACTTGCAATAGAGCGTTTTCTTTCATAAATTCCGCCATCAATTCGATCGCATCCACAGGCTGTGTGTCTGCCACAATAACGTTGAATTTTTCCGCGCCTTCTTCCATCAAGCCCGCCTCCACAAATTTCGCTATGATAGCGTTTTTAACCATTGTACTCATATATTTGCTGTTTTAAGAATTGGCTTTCGACAAGGCTAGTTATCGCTTTGTCTGTAAAATATTTCCTAAGGTTGTCCAAAGTCACCATAGTTCCTTTGACAAACCATAGTGTTGCCCTTTCAACGACATAATTTGTGTTTGGCGGCAATAATCCGTCAAACGAGTCGTCACACCAGACTGGTGTGTTTTCACCGACATATGCACCTCGAATGTTGAAGTCAAAGTGTTCTAGTGCGTCTTCCATACTCATCCCTTCAGCGACGAGTATGCTTAACACCTTTTGTGTTGAATACACCAACCTTTCACCAAGTTGATCAAATCCTATGATGGCATCATCAAATCCATCCGCCACCATAAACTGGGAGTCTGGAAAGTGTTCTACGATTTCCTCTAACATACTAAAAATGGGTTTTAAAAAATTCTGGTAAATGCTCGGATGGGTTCACTCGCTCCGTTCTGTTCTTCAAGAAAATGATATCGCTTGGACACACCTCTTCGTTAAGCATTATTGGTTGTTTGGCTAGATTGCCAGATTCACCAATGATTTCGTATAAACCGAAAAAGGCGTTGATCTCTGACAGCGAAATGTACTCCTTCATGCTTGCAACACTTATGACATCTTCTTTCAACGAATCGTAGATTTCTAAACGCCCGTCTGACATCATTTTACCAGACACCATGTGGTTTCTACCGCTTTTTAACATGATGCTCATCAAGAAAGGTAAGTATTTGTCCTCTGTTGCAATGAGACCAAATTCGCCATTTATGGAGAAGATCAGGTTCTGATACAATGGCAAGATCGCCACGCCATATTCCATCAAAAAGAGGTTCAGCTGGTAAGAATCATTTCCTCCCAAACACAAGTTCTGGTCTTCACCAAGTTTCTCAAAGGTGTCCAAATCGAGCAAATTGGCCAAGGCGTAGAACCCGCATCCATACGGGTTCTTTTGTTGTCTGATATTCTTCATGGCTACATCCATTCGTTTTTGTCAGCAAACCATTGTGGAACGTCCAACTCACAGTTCTTTTCATCCAAGGTATCCTCGATCAAAGACAAAGGTATCCAAGTTTGTTCTGTTTCAGCTTCGTCCATAGAAACCAACACCGCTTTTTCCGTTTTGCACACAACATGGTGAAACTTCAACGTGTAATATTCTTGACTTGCCATTATTTTCCGACTGAAAGTTTTAATCTAACTGGAGGGTGAGAGGTGTAGTTTCTCAAAATGAAGTCTTTTGGTTTCATGTCCCACAAGTTCACTTCTCTTGGACTATCGATCACACAAACAGGAGAGGCCATTGGCTTTCTCAATGCTTGTTCTCTCAATTTTTCTTGGTGGTTTTCATAGATATGAGTGTCGCCACCAAAGAAGGTAACGTCTCCAGCTATGCACCCAGTTTTATCGGCAACAGCCAGCAACAATGCTGCGTAGCTTGCCACATTGTACGGCAAACCTAAACCAACATCAACGGAACGCATGTAGAACGCAATGTCCAAGTATTTCGCATCCTTTTCGAATCTTACATAAAACTGGAACAAGATGTGACACGGAGGCAAAGCAACGTCATGGTGTGTTGAAGGATTCCAAGCAGACACAACGTGATATCTAGAAAACGGTTCTGTTTCTATAGAAGTCTGTATCTTCGCTATTTGATCAATGGAATCAGCAAAAGATCGCCACTCGTGCGGATAAACCTTACCAAGATCACCAAAGGTGTATTCCTTTATATCATTATCAGCCCCCCCTAGAAGAACGATCTTCTTTTGTGACAAGACGTGTTTAATGAACTCGTCTTTTTCGCACGGTTCAAACTCATATTTCTTTGCCAGCCTTAGGTAGTACTTGTAGCAATCATCGTTCCAGATGTTGCACTTGTTTTCCACCAAATACTTTATGTTAGATTCTCCTCTCAAGAACCATAATAACTCAACAACAATGTTGTTAAAGTCCATTTCCTTGGTTGTTAAAAGAGGAAATCTAGAATCGACATCCTTGAATGTTATGGCTTGTCCAAACAATCCTATTGTTGGTGGCATCCCTTCTCTAGCTGGTGGCCTAAAATTCCCCAGTTCCAAGATCGATGAAACTAGGTTGAGGTATTTTTTATCGTGCATAATAATACGTTTACACAAAAACCGAGGCTTCTTTATTTTGTTTCAACATCTGTCTAACAATACTTGCTCACCCAATCTCCTAGGCTTATGTAGTCAAAACGATGCGGCATGAACTTGGTATCCTTGATGTAAAGAGAGCCATCTTTTAGGAACATGTTGTCTGTAAGACTTTGTTTCAGTTCACCACAAATGGCAAGTTTTTGGAGAAGAAGGTAATCCTTTGGGCAAATTTGCACATGTTCACCATCCAGTAGTTCAGCCTTGAACACGACACACATGGAATTAGGCTCGTTATCACGTCTGATACAGAACACATTCTTCTTAAAGTTGTAGCATAAAGCACCATTGAATGGTTCATTCATGACAGTTGGTTCAAACCAAATTTTTATTTTTACCATATCACAGTTTTTTCTCAAAAACTTGAAAGGGTCATTTTGGTTACAATACATATCTTATGGAGCATATTCTAGAAATAAAAAAACCAACCTTAACTCTACCGACGGTTGAAATTCCAGCAACAGAACCAGCCGTTAACAGGCGGGATGAATATATTGCTGGTCAATTTTCCCCCTTAATAGACTTGGCTGGGAATTATTATCTCAACGATAATGTCATAGACTTTAAACTGAATTATGGTGGTGACACGTTCCTACCAAATTGTTCGTTTACCATAAATGACTTGGCATCCAACATAAACAATGATGAACTTGATGGCATAGAAACTTTCGTAGTGTTCTTGAGATCAAACACACCAGATTTCGAACCCATAACTTTAGAGTTCTTGGCCACTGGCATCAAGAAAGCTTCGGAGGGAAAGTATAGAGTGACTGGCGAAATGTTCATAAAGGGCATGGATGCGGAACTCATAAGACACTACACTGGTGATACTTTCTCAGTCTGTATGAAAATAGCAGAGGAGTTGGGGCTAGGTTACGCAAGCAATGTCACAAAGGCAAACGATTCTCAAAATTGGTTGAGGCTAAGCCAATCAGCAAGAGATTTTCTCCAAGAGATTTCCTCAAATGCTTGGGTCGATGATAAATCTGCCATAAAGGTGTGGATTGACCCATACTACAGGATGAATTACTATGATCTTGGAGAAGCGTACAAGAGTGATAGAAGTGATTTTGAAAAGATATCACAAGTGAATAAAATGCCGAGGTTGGACGCAGATAGAGAACAAACAGTGTACGAGTTTGTGTTCACAGATCATAAAAAACGTGCTGGTGGTGACACCTATATCGAAAGTTATTCACCTTTTGACAATAGGGGGGACATTGAACGAGCAATAGGATACGAACGAGTTTTCAAGACAGAGGATGTTGACACGAACGATTACTTTGAGTATAGTGTTAAACACATAGTCTTGGAAGACACCATATCAAGGGCTGGTGACAATACCAAAAACTCCTACATGGGGTTCACCAACAAAAATAAACACAGACAGTTTGATCATGCTAGGGTGCAAAACTCCATAAACTGGCAGATATATTCTGGCAAAGGCATAAACTTTGTTGTGTCTCCGTTCAATCCAGCCACGATAGTTGGTATGATAGTCCCAATAGTCATCAACAACAACGACAACCTAAACATGGATTTGAAGGATAACGCCGATGGTGTTCAATACAACAACACCTTGTCTGGGTTCTATATCATTGGCAACATATCCATCTCATATAGAGGAAAAGCCCTATACACAAAATACAGGGCTTTCAAGATCAGAGATGATATTCGCGATCTAAACTCCTAAGAGCCAGATGGGAGGGTATTCTGATGACATTTTTTATATTTCAGACCACTACCACATGGGCAAGCATCGTTGCGGCCGACTTTTCTGTCTAAGCGTCGCAAAGTTCCATTGATATGAGTCTTTGTGTAACCTTTCTTATTGGCTTCCTCTTCTTCACGCGCAGCATTTTCTTCCATGGCTTTCACAGCTTCTTCACGTTTTTTGATTTTGTCAACGACCATTTCCATCATCGTCTGATCTACTTCATCCAACAGAATTAGCGTACTTATCTTTTCCAAAAACAGGGTTTTATCTTCTTCTGAAAAACTTGGATTGTCTTTCATCTTCTCCAAAAACTCCTCTGGGGTCATAATGGATATGCCTTCTTGCTCTTTCAAGCCATCCAAGAGCGGGTTCTCTTTATCAGAAACCATTATTGGCTCATGAGTGGCGTCTAATATGGCCACGTATTTTTCTTTGTACTCTTCCATCAATCAAAAACTATTTGTGGATATCATTGTTTCGCAGCGCACACTTCTCCAATCCCCATAGCAACTGCCTTCTCTGTTTTGAGGGTTCTACCACAGACAACACACTTGCCATAATGATAAATCTCTAGAACAAGAGCGAGTTTATCGAGATCGCCAGCCTCCAAACGAAATAAAGTCTCGGATATGCTCTTAGCTGGTTCTGACACGACTTTCTCGCCTCTGTAGAATATATCACCAGCGAAGAATCTTCCTAGGTATTTTCTAGCACCGTTCTCGATTACGCTGACGTCCATCTTAATAAAACCATCATCTTCGGTTTTTCTCTTCACCTTTATGGTGTAAGACACACCAGTCTTCTTGCTAAAAAGTTCAAAAGTACCATACGAATAGTTCGGAGTCTCGAAAAAGAGACGTCTAGCTATTGCCAGATCAAGTATGCTTCTACTCTTCATAGGATTCTATGGTTGATATTTGGTCTTCGATCTCCTCCACCATTTCTCTTAGTCTTTCTAAGACATGACCTTCTTGAAAATGCTCTTCTATATTTTGTATAGATTCGTTCCTTTCGTCGACGAAATCTCTAGCCTCCTCTAATAACTCTTCGTTGTATTCTTCATCATCAACACAATCTTGTAGCTTCTGAGAGAGTTCTGAGAAAACCTTCTCTAAAGAGTGGGGGTATTTGTCGGTCAGTCTAGGTAGGTTAACGGAGCGTTCTTTTTCATAGTATCTCCATTTCCACCAGTAGTATGGACTCCCAACTGGTATTTTCTCTCCAGTCTGGGAGTCTGTGTACTCTTTTCTAGATTTCTTTACGTGGTGTACGGTTATGTAACCAATCTTCTTATCCGTCATGCTTTTTCCGTTAAAGTGAATTTTTCCATGCTATTCATACCACTTTGCAAAATCTCCAAAACTTTCTCCAATTTCATCGTTTTGATCTCTTTTGGATTACCAGCACCCATCAATAAGGAAACATGGTTGTTTTGTAGGATTTTCCCTTTGACAAACTTAACACCAAGGATTTTATCGTAGCAATACCCCATAGTTGGGTAAACTTTATCAAAACGAACTGGTATA